GTGCCACTTAACTCAAACAAATGTCTCAATTTACCGAATCGAAGTATGACCAACCAGAGTCCAAGTACCCCAGCTCTTACGAGCTGGAGCGCAAGGACTCTCAGAGGAACTACGACGATTCAGCAATGCTACTTCGGCTACACTCGTTGGGAGAAGAAGTCACTTCAAATGAAGGACCTCTCTTCCCAGAGATTGCAGCTGAGGCAGCTGAGGCAATTGCTACTAAGCATCGGGACGACGTTGCGAGGAACTTCTTCACAGATCTTTCGATCTATGAGGAAGGACCCCTCTTCGACGTACCAATGCAAAGTAAGAGAACAGTGGCGCCCATGGTATCAAGTATGATCCCCGTGCCGAAACCCCGGTTCGCTTACGCGAGCTGGGACCACGCACGGCTAAAGATCCTCGCAGGGATAGAAGTGCTTATTCTACTCCTCAGAGTCTACGGTTATCGGGGTAACTTCGATTCGTCAAAAACGTGCGAACACTGGCTTCTCTGTAGCGCGGAGATTGGACTAGACTGGATGAAAGTATGCAAGTATAAACTTGCAGCCTTTTTCTCAGCCTGGAACAACCAACCGCTACCGAAATGCCCGTTCAAACGTCATGACGATCCGAAGAAACTCCTGGGTGGACGAGCTGGACGCTTTATCGACCTCTATCTGAATAGACGTAGCTATAGTGACCGCCTGGGTTTCCTAACCTCGATTTTGCAATCGAAGAAAGGTTTCCCACGCGCAAACAAAGCTGCGTTAAAACAGAAAGAAGAAGAAACAGTGACCAAACTCACCACCTTAACCAAAGAATCTGGGAAGTTACGTACAACACTCGAATCTTGGGCGGACGTCGAAGAGGACCAACCTTACTCGATCACCTCACTAACCAAACTGTCAATTCAACATGAATTGCGCAGAACGGTAAGCGAGTTGTTCAAGGGGAAAGTCTTCAAGACATCCGACCGGACAAGAGCATTCTTTCCGAGTACGTCTGCCAACTACATAAACACGCGTCGGGAGGGAGGTGCAATAGGAGAAATCCTATCACACCCCACTCTCTTGGCGGGTCTACGTGTAGCCGGCGGACAACTCGGTGTACGAAATAAGCCTAAGGAGGAGGAGGAGATGGAAGAATCTGGACGAAAGTTGGTACAGGTGGATACAGCACGTTTTGACAAAACCTTTGAAACGCTCTGGCTTCGCATACTTCAACTCGCTTCACGCGAGGAGATGAATGCAGAACCAGTGGCGCTTGCAGAGGCCTTGAAAATTCGTGTTATAACCAAAGGACCACCCTTCACTCAGACCATCCTCCGGGGACTATGGAAATTCATGCATAGTGTGCTACGGAAGCATCCCGCCTTTAGCCTAATTGGAACCCCAGTCACTGAAGAAATCATTCAACAGCGACTAGGAGCCAAATTGGCCGAAGACGAGTACTACCTAAGTGGAGACTACGAGGCAGCTACGGACAACCTGAAGAGCTGGGCATCGGAGACGGTGGCAGAAGCCATCGCCGACGAGCTCAAACTCTTTAAAGTTGAACGTAGACTGTTTATCGCAGCCCTCACTAAACACACATTGCGTGGAAAGCCACAAGTCACCGGACAACTGATGGGCAGCATCGTATCATTTCCAGTGCTATGCATCGTCAACGCCGCCGTCACACGACGAGCAATGGAGGCCGGCCAAGGTAAGAAACTTACCCTAGCTGACACCCCAATGCTCATCAATGGCGACGACGTTGGCGCACGCACAACACTGAAAGGAATTCGCGCCTGGCAGGCCCTAACAAAGGAAGTCGGACTAACCGAGTCAATTGGAAAAACCTACTACTCCAAGATGTTTGTGAATGTAAATTCAACAAACTTCTTGAGGCTGCAGGAACCAAAAGACTGGCTATTCGACGACCCAAGTAAAGGCTACGTCAAGCGTAAACTCCATTTCGAACTCGTGCCCTATGTCAATCTAGG